TGTCATCGACGCAGGCATACACCTCTCCTTAGTCCCGCGTCTTACCAGTCGGGCAAGACTATTTGGGCACGATTATACCCTAATTAAGACAAATATAGCCTCTGCTCATCCTGACGGCGCTTGACAAGACCGGGAAGTACCCGTCCCCCTGCCTTGGTCCATTTCATGAACTCTTCCGCCGCCTCTTCAAACTCACCCCGATTGGTCTTCATCCGAAGGGAAGAACGCTGGAGATTGCCGAGGCCCACGTTGAAGGCAAAAGATACGAGAGCATCGAAGACTCCCTGACGGCCAACAGCAGCAGGGCAAAGTCGAACCACACCACGCTCAAACCGGCTAAGGTCTTGAGAAAGTATCCGGTCCACCTCGTCCATCGTGAGAACCCGGTCCCAGCCCTCGGGTATCGGTAGATTCTTGCGCTCCTCATACTTCACCGCCAAGTGAGCAGGATCTATTACGTGACCCACCCCCACGCTCCAGATTAACGCCGGGCATTGGTACGGGCGGGTTCGGACACCCTCGTGGCATTTCACAAGTTTAATAAGATCAGGGCTTACTTTCATATCTGCAATTTTCAAAATGGTATCGGCGCATATTGCCGCCACCACCAGATATTCCGCACTTTGGGCAGGTGACGATCTTACGCTTACCCTTACAGGCTTGACTTAACTTGTTTCTAAACTCGGGGTCAGCAAGACGTTTTGCTGCACCGTTTTTGTATCGCTCTCTGTTTTTACGCTTTACCCGCCCGCCGGTATAATCAGAAGCAAGGTTATAAAGACGATTCTGTGGAATCTCCGTAAGCAAAAACTCTTCAAGTTCCCTTGCCTGATCAATGGTGTCGGTCTGGCATACGATGTCAAAGGAGAACTTGGATACGTCTTGAGGCTCTCCGCGAAGCGAACGAATGGTGGACGGATGATTGCCGTTTTTTAAATAGGACTTCTGACAAGTGATTCGTTTTTTAACGTCACCACTACTGCCGATATATACCTTACCAACGGCAACATTCCTAATTGCATAAACTCCAATCATTTCTGCGAAAACGCTCTACCACCAAAATGAAATGCAATGATGGAGGCAAGTATTGCCATCTCGTCATCCGAGAACACTTCGGCCATCGCAGCCGCAAACGGCACACCCGTGTTGTAGGCGTACCACACACCAGCGATGTTGATGGCAACCAGTTCCAGCACGAAGATGTAAGTGACGACCGGACGAACCGAAGCCCGTAGATTGATCATCCACTGCGATGCGCCTTTGCCGATTTCCATGTCGTGCTGATACAGGGCCACACGCTCTTCGGCTGCGGACTGCACCTGAACCTGCTCCAACTTAATCTCTTCGACCCGAGCCTGAGCAATAAAGCCACGCTCAGCCAGCGCCAACTCACGTTCCTTTTGGGCTGCGACTAGAGCCAGCTCGTGCTTCTTGTCCTGACGGTCTTGGAAGATTTGCAGGATCTTGGGAAGTCCACCCGCGAGGAAAGACAGGAACGTGCTAACCATCGTCATCATTTGTTGCGCTCCTCTATCAACTTGACCCGTACTTGTAGGTCGTGGATGTCTTCCATGATGTCGTCTTTGAGTTCCTGACGACGAGCGGCGCTTAGTGGGCTATCAGTAGGTACACCGTCCTCGGTAATCAGGATGGGGATCTTAGACTCAATGGCAATCAGACGATTGTTGAACGATGCGATCTCTGCCAGCAGCCAACCTACAGCGGCCAGCAGAACCGGGAACAGCATGTCCACAATCTTCTGCATATTCATTTATCGGCCTTCTCATCCAGCTTATCGAAGATCTTACTCAGCATATTTTTAATGTCGTCAATGTCTCGTTGATACGTTGTTTGAGTCACATACGTCAACGGCATATTGCGAACGTCCTTATCCAAACGCTCAATGCTGCGGGTGATCTGATTAAGCGACCATCCACCAAAGAACGCGGCTACACCGACCACGATATTGAACAAGACCTGCATTTCCATCCTCACGGCTCCGAATCAGTTGCAACTTCAGGAATTGGCTCCGGCTCGGGAACCGGAACCCAAGGAAGCGGAACGGTCTTCGGCTGCGGGGTCTTTTGATTGTCGATTTGCTGCTGGGCCATGCCCTCAAAACGAGCTACGCCATCAGCGCCGAGAGCATCTTTGGTCCATTGAATGACCTGATCTTCAGTAACATCGGCCAACTGAGTAAAACTCTGAGCGTCGGGGGGCAGCAACTTAACGTCGCCCTGCACAAAGCCCTTTAACCCATCCTCGTCTGCGTCAATGTCAAAGCAGACCGTTACGACAATGTTTTGCATTCCGTTGTTTGACAGGCATTCAATCTGCCGAACTTTCCATACAGCATTCATTTATTTATCCTCATCTACCTTCGGCACTTGCAACTCGGCCTGTTCCTTCACCTTCAAAAGCAACGGCCATGCACCGCTGCTTGTCGGAAGTTGCCCCAGCACTTGCAGGATGGCGTTTACTTCCTCAACGGATAGTTCCAACTTAATCATTCTGCGCTCCACGGCAACGGCTTGGCGACGGTCGGCGGGTTGACGAGCATATCCAACTCACGCGCCACGTTTGCCTCAACCTCGGCCTTGTCCACGCCGTTCGCCCACACCCAGCCCAGCACATCGGCTTCGGTCAGGTCGGGATACGCCACGAAGTCATCACCCGGTGAGGCAAAGCCCATGCTGCCGTAATTGGATGCCGTCTTGTCGCCATCGCTGGCAGAACAGCGGTAGGCAGCGGTCACGACAACGTCGGTGTGCGAGCCGTCTTGCGGCTTAACGATTATGTTTTCAATTTTCCAAGTAGCCATTTATTTAGCCTCCAGTTCAGCGACACGCGCTGTCAGTTCTTGAATTGCTTTCACCAGAATCGGGATCAATGACTGATACGCGACGTTAAGGTGATTCGGGCCAGCCTGCACGATGCCGTCAACGTAGTCCTTGCCAGCCAATACCGCTTGCAGTTCTTGCGCGATAAAGCCGGTCTGGACGTTTTGATCCTTGGAATAGTCAGGCTTGTATTTGAACGTGACAGGGCGAAGTTGTGACACCACATTTAGCCCATCGTTGAGCGTGGTAATGTCGTCCTTCAGTCGTGCGTCAGAACCGTTGACGTATGCACCAGCGCCCCATACGCCCGTGCCGTTGCATTGGAGGTTGTATGCGCCTTGGTCGGTTATTCCGACGATAACTTCGCCATTATCTGCAATACGCATCCGCTCGGTGCCAGCGGCGTTGCTGAATACCAAATCTGGGGTAGCGGAATCGGTAGCGCCAATGTAATAAGTTTGCCCGCTATTGCACCGCGCTTGCGTGTAACCAACGGCTATTGAATACGTTTCGCTGTTTGCGCCAAAAAACGACCGCCCGCCGCCTACGTTAAACTTTCCTGCAATTGTAGTCGTTCCAACACCCGTATTCCCCGCAAAATAATTCTGCGCCGTCCCCGCTGCATAGAAGTTCCAGCGGTTAGAGCCAGAGGCGATTGCGGAGTAAAAGCCATAGTTGTTGGTGGCGCCGGTAAGGGTGGATTCCGCAACAAAGCCGTATTGCGATGTAACGGTTGATCCTGCGCCAAAACTCGTTTGCGTAGCATTAAAGTGAGATAAAGAAGGCAGCGTAAATGACGCGGCTTGCGTTGTTGGAACGCTTTGAAAAATTGATGCGCTTGATGTGCTACCGCTTGGAATTGTTCCGTCAGCACGCACTACTTGCGTAACATTGATGCTGGTGGGATACGTTCCCGATAAATAAAATTTAACATAAGCCGGGGCCGTCCCGCCGATCCCGACGTTGCCGGAGGAGTCAATGCGCATCCGTTCGGTGTTGCCAGCCGTAAAAATCAACGGATGCGATGTGATTGTGCCGACGACGCCTGCCGTGTTGCCGGATACTTGCAAAATGTTGACGATGTTATCGTTAGCAGCAGCGATCGTTGTGTTTGTCGTACCGGAGCGATAAACGTCAAGTTGATAGTTTGGCGCTCGCCCAATACCGACGTTGCCCGACGTATCAACGGTGACAGCCGCGCTTGCTCCGGTGAATAACTGCAATCCGTTATAAGCGTTGTTGTCGTTGTTAATGCCGGTAAGGGTCGCGTAACCCGTGGCACGCTGAATTCGCAAACCTTCTTGCGCTGCCGTGCCGGGGCTTAACTGCGTGCCACCGCCCAAAACGGTTAAACGAATGCCACCAACAAGCGTGCTAGTGCCAATACCGACGTTGCCCGACGTATCTATCCTGACCCTCTCGCTGCCTCCGGTGTAGAAGGTCATCGGGAGGTAGGAGCCGGTGCCGCGAATGCCTGCAATAAAACGAGCGTCCCCAGCACCGCCCGGACTATTAATCATCTGGAAGGTTGTGCCGTTTGTCGTGGCGCTGTCGCCTTCAAACGAAACGCCGGAAGTAGTTGCTGATCCGTTAGGCAAAACCGTAATTAATGTTTGCTGATTCGTAACGCTGTTCTGAAACGCCAGCCGGTTAGCAACCGTCGCATTGCTCATGTCGCCCGTAATGCGCTGGGCGGTGCTGGAGAACGTGAGGTTGCCGGTGGTGATCGTGGCAGAACCGTAGCTCAGGTTTGTACCTGAAAGAGTCGTGATGTTGGCACTTGTACCCGTCAACGTCGTGACCGTAGCTGAAGTCACTGTTGCGTTGGTCAGCGTCAAGCTCGTAATCGTGAGACTGCCCACCCGAGCAACCGTAAACGATGCATCCGCGCAAGTCAGGCTTGACGGATTGGTTCCTACCTCAATGATAACACTGCTGCCATTGATGGAGAACAGGCGTTTGTCTGCCGTGTTAACAGCTAGTTCAGCCCCTCCTGCCGCATTTGTCAGGTTAGCCGTTGCCGGGACTGCGCCCGGAGTGTCACTCTTTTTCGTCAGGATAGTAGGCATTAGTAAGCTCCCCCGCTAAGGGTTCCCGTGGCATTGGCCAGATCCAAATAATAACTTCCGGTCTGCCCGTCGAGCAAATCGGCGTTGAGGTTTGCTACCAGCGTATTAGAGCTGATGACCAAGCTCCCCAAGGACAGATTCGTAATACCTGCCGAGGTGCTGGTCAGCGTCGTAATCGTGGCGCTGGTAAAGGTCGCATTAGAGAGCGACAGACTGCTAACAGTCAGGCTTGTAACAGCCAAGTTTGTGATGCTGGCTGAACCAGAAGTTAGCGTTGTAACTGTACCACTCGTAGCCGTCAGGTTGGTCAGCGTAGCAGAACCACTGGTTAGAACCGTGATGTTTCCGCTGCTGTACCCCAGCGCCGTACCCGATACCGTGGTAATCGCGGCTGAAGTTGAGGTCAGCGTAGTAATCGTTGCGCTCGTAAACGAAGCGTTAGTCAACGACAAACTGCTAACCGTCAAACTCGTAACGGCTAGATTAGTGACCGAAGCCGAAGTTGAAAACAGCGTGGTAACCGTTCCGCTCGTTGCGGTTAGATTCGTAGCCGTCAAAGATCCGCTAGTCAGTGTCGTAATATTACCGCTGCCATACGCCAGTGAGGTGCCCGATACCGTCGCAATCCCGGCGCTTGTGCTGGTAAGAGTCGTAATGCTTGCACTGGTGAACGATGCATTAGCCAAAGACAGGCTGCTAACAGTCAGGCTCGTCACAGCAAGGTTCGTCACTACAGCAGAAGTCGCTGCCAGCGTCGTAACTGTACCGCTAGTCGCAGTCAGATTAGTCGCCGTCAAAGAACCGCTGGTGAGCGTTGTGACGTTACCGCTGCTATAACCGAGCGATGTTCCCGATAGCGTCGTGATACCCGCGCTCGGACTCGTGAGCGTCGTAATCGTCGCGCTTGTAGCCGTCAGATTTGTCGCCGTTAAATGCGTAACGGTCGATGACGTAAACGTGAAGTTGCTAATCGTTGCGCTAGTAGCGGTGAAATTAGTAACCGTCCAGCTATCGCCCGTTAGCGTTGGAATCGTTCCAACCGTGGCCGACAAGTCCGATGTATCTACATTCGTAAAACCTAAATTGGTACCAGTTAAGTTGGTAACCGCGCCGCTTGCCGCTCCGACAGTAGTAACATATATGCTACCGCCGGAAATCGACACATCATTGGCGTTCTGGGTTGAAATCGAACCCAATCCCAAATTAGTTCTAGCACCCGATGCCGTGCTCGCGCCTGTGCCGCCATTGCTGATGGCAAGCGTTCCGGACATCGTGATGACACCCGCAGCCGTAACTGGACCGCCTGTGAACACCACGCCCGAAACAGTACTGCTTACGTCAATGCTGGTGACCGTACCCGCACCAGTCAGCGTCTGCCAAGTTGGGATACCAGCCCCGGTAGATGCCAGAACTTGCCCCGGCGAACCCACGGTTGTCAGATCAAAGTTGGTTCCATTACTGACAACGACCGCACCCGCAACCGGCGACATCGCTGAGCCAGTACCACCGCGACCCATCGGCAGAACGCCAGTAGTTTCATTTGCATCCGACAGATCCACCGCCGGGTGAACGTGATCATCACGCGCTGCATTAACACCCGTACCCGCTGTGACTGAGCCTAGGGGCTGAGGGTTGGCGCTTGAGAAGTCGATGGCCAGAGTGCGATTCTGTTCGAGGTTTCCCCCTCCAGACAAACCCGTACCCGCAACAATCTGACGCGAATCCGGAACGTAGCCGCTAATGACCAGCGGAGTCGTGCTAACAGAAGTAACACGACCTTTCGTGTTGACCGTGATAACAGGGACATTCGCCCCGCTACCATACGTCCCGGCGCTAACACCCGTTACATCAAGCTGCTGATCACCGATACCACCGTTGGCTACGGCAATCGTAATGTCCGCCGAGAGCGAACCGCCACCCGTCAGCCCCGTCCCCGCATTAATCACACGAGAAGCCGGAACTTCGATGTTCGACATCATCTGGCTGAACTGAACCTTATAGGTCGTGCCAGAAATCGTAATCGGAAAGTATCCAGCCGGATCTGCGTTTGGCGCTTCCGGTAACTGGCTGATCCGCGATGGGATCAAATTACTTGGGACGTTAGCCATTACAGCGGTTGCTC